CGGCGGGGAACACGCGGCAGGACTTGAGTGCACAGCATCCACGGCACACCAGCATCAGGCTTGCCCGGGAACGGCTGGCAGCCGAACAGCGCCACCAGTTCGCCGTCGTAGCGCAGCGCCTGACACCGGACACCAGTCAGCGCCTGCTGCACTGTCAGGCCCGCAGCGCGCAACTCCGCCGCGTCATCATCACGCAAGGCAGCGGCCAGACGCTGGGCGTCCTCGGGGGTGGCGTCTTCGATGGTCAGCATCAGTTGGTCGTGTGCGTGCGGGTGACGGACAGCAGGTGCATGGGCATGGGGTCGTCTTGAATCACGCTGATCTCGGACTCGCCGCGCTCCCAGCCCAGCAGAGACACACGCATCAGGCCGGTGAACGGCTCGGGCGCGTTGTCGAGGATGCCGACGCCGAAGCTGCGGAATGGCACGTCCTGCACGCCACCACCAGACCGCACCACCTGGGCGCCGATGGTGTCGAGGAACCGCAGCACCATCTCGCCCGTGCGGGCCGGTGCGCCCTGCTGGCTGCCAGTGGCGCCTGCGAACTCGGGCGTCAGCAGCATGACCTCAGACCGGAACGGCAGGCCGATCAACGTCCGCTTGGACGAACGCGGCAGTGTGATGACGCCACCCGGTGGCACGGTCTGCCGTGGCATCTTGGAGCCATCGGCCACGATGTCCACAGCCTGCCCGATCAGGTGCGCCACGGTGAACGAGGTTTGCCCTGCCGGGTTGTCCACCACGATTCCGCAATCCACTGTGGTGCCGTAGATCGGGCCGTCGGTGGTCACGCTCGAGTGCAGCGGCTCGAAGGTTTCGTCCAGGCGCTCGAGGTAGCGCACCGTCACGCTGTTGATGGTGCGGCGCACGATCAGCCAAACCTCGTCGCGGTTGTCCCGGGGGATCGCGGCGGTGCACTCCACCACGCCGCCCAAGTCATGCAGCGCCCAAGCGATCACGGCCGGCTGCTGATCGCGGTCGATGGTGCAGGACAGCAACCGACCATCGGAGCGCACCGCCCACAGCAGTTGCTCTGGCTCCTGCTGGAACGACAGCCAGCGCATGCCGGGCTTGGGGATGTGGTCCGCCAGCGCGGCGATGTCCGGTGCAGCGTAGCCGTCGAAGTCGTAGCGGTAGCCCAGGCTGCGCAGCTTGGTCGCACCACGCTGGGCGAACAGCGTTTCACGCCCCACCAAGGCCGGGCGCACCGCAGCGCACCCGTAATTGCTTTCCTGGCGCACCCGCACATTGGTGGGGGTCACAGGCTTTTCGACCCCACCGCGCATGCTGTACTCACCCGACTCGGTGAGCACGATCAGGTCGGGCGTGCTGGTCACGTAGGCGATGGCGCTGGCCTCGTCGCTGTCGATGGTGAACGACCAGGCCAGGTCATCGTCGGTGCCCAGTTCAAAGTCCAGCAGTTCACCGATGCGCGAGCCCCACACGGTGCGCGGGTAGCGGGTTGTCCCACCGGCCACCAGTCGCTGCTGCGACACCGTGCCAGTGCGCGGGTAGCCCAGCACAGCAGACCATGCGGGCGGCTCCAGGCTCCACGACAGAGCAGGCGCAGCGACCGTGCCATCCAGCACCCGCACAATGGTGGCATCCACAACCAGCGCCGAGGTGTAGCCACTGATGCGGCACAGCCCGCCATTGATCCGCACCATGCTGCCCACGTCGGCCGCTCGCCAGCCATTGGCGGCCAGGGTCAGGGTGATGACTGCGCCGACCGGATCTTTCGCGCTGGGCGTGCAGGTCGTCTGCGGGCTGTTGTCCAGCGTCCACTGCCCCGAGGCCAGCGCAGTGCTGCTGAATGCGCGGTTGACGTTCACGGTCACCACGGTGGTGCTGGTGAAGCCGGTCACTTGCGCGACACCGGCATCGCATGTCAGCACCCGCCCAACGTCGGACGCCAGGAATGCAGCAGACGCAGCAGTCAGCGTGCGCGAACCCACTGCGGCGCTGTCCAGCGTGGCAGCAATGGCCGGCGTGTACCCGGTTTCGGCGAACGGCTGCGTGGTCAGCGGGGCCTGCGACAGCACCCAGGTTGATGTGCCCAGCAACTGCAGCCGGTGGATGGGCTGCGTGGGGCTGAACAGGAACATCGTGGCGTCGGACTGCGCCCAGTCGATCTGCCCCAGTTGCGCCGTGGCGTAGGGCGTGGTCAGGGTCACACCCGTGGCCGTGCCGTCTGCGTTCAGCACCCGCACCGACAGATTGCTGAACTCCAGCATCCAAGCCCGATCCCGCCCCACCACGAACGGCACCAAAATGCTGGCGTCTGCGGTGTTGGTGATCGCAGGCAGCGTGTAGACCGTGCCAGCCCGGCGTTTGACCCCACCATGCAGCGTCGAGTGTGCGTTGCGGCAGCGCTTCAGACCCTGCTGGTAGCGGTCCAGATCGGTGCGCCCCTGCACACGCGGGGACAGTTCGCCCGCGTTGAAGCTGCTTTGCGTGAGGGTGACGCGGGGCATCAGTAGCCCCGGCCCAAGTGACGGGCGTCAGTCAGCGGGGAATCGTCCAGCGCATCGGGCGCGTCCTCCAGCGAGTCCACAGCGCGGGCTCGCTTCAAGATGTCGCGCAGCGCAGCGTCGATGACCTGCTCCAGCGTGGTGGATGCCGTGATGCCGTAGGCGAAGATGCAGCGCATGGCCGTGGTCATCGCCCACACCAGCGAACTGTCCCAGGTGGCCGGGTTCTCGTTGCGCCAGATGTAGCGCACCGGCAGGCTGGACACATCGCACAGCACCTTGCCAGACTCGATCTTGTAGGGCATGCGCCCATCGATCAGCGCACCGGCCTGCAGCATGCGCAGAAAGTCACCCGGCAGGGTGAACTGATACGCCCAGTCGAAGGCTGGCGCCTCCTCGTCGGGGTTCAGCACCACGCGGCGCACCGCGCAATTCCACGGGTGCAGGCGCAGCACGTAGTCGCGGGCGCTGGGCCACAGATTGGAGGCCAGCCGCGCCCGGTCGCTGGTGTCGTCGAAGCTGCTGATCGGGTTGTCGCCCAGCATCAGCAGCGCGTTTGAGCAGATCGAGACGGGCGAGACGGACATGCGGTGCCTCAAGCAAAAGCGGGGGCGCAATGGCCCCCGCAGGTCAGACGCGGGGGCGCGTCAGGCGGTCGGGGCCAGATAGTGGATCTCGAACTCGGCCTGGATGTCGTCGGTCGGGTTCGCGCCGCCGAGGGTGGCGTAGACCGTCACGTCGGCGGTCGTCACGTACCCGTTGGCCGCAGTCAGCAGAGCGCCCGTGCTGATGCTGGTCACGAGGTTGGCGGTCGCCACCGATGCCGATGCCAGCAGGCCGTCAGCGTCGATGACGGTGCCAGTCGCCGCGTCGCGCACGCCGATGGTCATCGTCACCGACGAGCCGAACGCCGCATGCCACAGCCGCGACGAGCGCAGGATGCGTGAGCCCTTGGGGATCGTGCCGATCTCGAAGGTGTCGTCCTGCGCCCAAGCGGCCGCAGCCGGCGTGGTGGCGATGAGCACGTTGATTTCACCGTGGTCGTAAGGCGCCGCCTTGACCTTGGGGGTGGCGGCAAGCGCCGTGATCTGGCGCGAGTCGAATTCAGCCATGATGGTGTTCCTTGATGGTCAGGTTGCGGGTCAGACGTTGTTGGCGAAGTCGATCTGCACGACCTTCTTCTCGTCCTGGCGGACAGCGCCCAGCGACAGCCAGCCGTACACCTCGTTGGGGTGGCCGCGCTTGCTCTTGTTCTCGCTCACGTCGGTCTTGGCGTCGATGCCGGTGCCGAGTTGCAGCGAGGACTTCGCCCAGGCGATGGTGCGCGAGGTGTTGCCGGCGGGCACGTCCAGGGCGTTGTACGGCAGCCAGGTGAAGCCGCACCACTTCTGCGCGAGGCTGCCGGTCTGCAGCATCTGCACCGCCATGAAGTCGGCGCTCGTCAGGGTGGTGTCGCTCAGCAACTGGCGCAGCATCACGCCGTCGTAGGCGCAATACAGTTCCTCGCCGTTGAACTCGTCGGCCTCGTTGGTGCGGAACAGCGCCTTGGCCTGCAGGATCTTGGCCTTGGTGAAGCCCGTGCCACCAGCGGCGATCTGCTGGCCAGCCGGGATCGCCGTGTTGGTCAGCGCGCCACCTTCAACCGTGCGGGTCGGGGCGGTGTCGAGCAGGGCACGGTAGATCGTGCGGTCCTTGCGGCGGTTGGCGGCAGCCACCAGCAGTTCGACGTACTTGTACGTCGGGTCGGCCACCAGCTTGGGAAGGTCGAAGCCATCGACCACCAGCGGGCCGATGTCGTAATCGGCCATGTAGGCGATCCGGGTGCTGTGCTCGACGTCCTGGGCCTGCTTGTCTTGGTAGCGGCCGGTCACTTCGCGGGCTTCCACCAAGCCGATGTTGTTGGTGGTGAAGCTCGACCCGGAGATCATGCCCCGGTCGGTGATGGAGCCTTGGAAGCGGCTGTCCTGCTGCTGCAGGGCGTGGATGAACGAGTCGTGAAACTGCTGCTTGAATGCAGTGGTGATGGTCGCGGAGGTGGACATGGTTGCCTCTGTTGGGGTCGATGTCGCCTGTTCGCGGGTGTCCCATGCGGGGCCGCATTCGCAGCAGATCAGCGCGGCGGGTGGCTGTCGGCTGGGCTATCTCCCCGGTATCCGGCAGCCATGCCGGGCGGGACGCACGCACTGTGCAGCCCCTGCCCGGTCGGAATCCCGTCAGCCGTGCGCCTTTGCGTACAGTTGCCGAGTCTTGGCCACCACGATGGCATGCTCGGGATGCTTGGCGTCGAAGTACGCCGGGTGCGCCATCAGGCTCTGCAGCGTGTCGCGCTCGCCCGAACTGAAGCCGCCAGGCGGGCGGTCCTCCTTCAACTCGGGCGCAATGCGGGCCATGAACTGCAGGAAGTCGGGGTCACTGCCGAACTTGGCCTCCAGCTTGGCCAACTGCTCGTCGCCGCCAGCGTAGGCTTTCACCACGCGGTAAGCCCCGGCCAGGCCAGCCTGCATCTGCTCATCGGTCTGCCACACCTTGCGCAGTTCGGCCTCGGCCACCTCGGGGCTGGTCTTCATCGACTCGCGCTGGGCGAATGCCTCCAGCACGTAGCCCACCTGCGCGTTGGTCATGCCCTTGGCGTGCGCGCCCTTCAGGAATCCCTGATACAGCGGGTCGGTCTTGAGCGCGTCCAGGCTGATCGAGTCAGGCAGCGGGGGCGCGTAGTCCTCGGGCGTCTTGGGTGCGACATCGCCCGCGCCCAGCTTGGTGGCTAGGGCGTTGTACCCCTGCGCCTGCTTCAGCGCCGACGCTTCCCAATCC